GGCCGTCAGCCGGTGGCGAGTCCCATGCTATTGAGTCGCCATCCAGGGCTTCATGTTCCTCGCGTACTCGGTTGTCACGGACCGTTCGCCACACGTAGTTTGTGACACCTAGATTCGTCTGTCGCTGCCGGTTGATATCCCCGAACAGCTTGCCCACCTGATCGCGAGCAATCAGCGCGGCGCGGCTCTCGGTGACTTGCCCAGCCCTTGCCAGCCTGCCCGCGATAGTCTCCCAGCGCGAGCCAGACACCACGCCATCTTCGACGATCTCGGCGATGTCATCGGCCATCCGCTGACCGAGGCCCGTGATCAGCTGCGCGTTTGTCTCGGCAAACTGCGCAATCTGCCGGGGGACATTGCGATCCAAGCCGGAGAGTTTACGCACGTCAATCGAGACAGCGGCCCGCGCTTGTTTGGCGAGCTGCGCTCGCTGGAAGTCCGAGGTCGCCGCTCCATACTTGGTCGCGATCGGGACAATGGACTCCGCCTTGACCGCGCGCGCCAGTTTGTCAGCCGTCCGCTTGACCGTCCGCGCCACGTCCCGATCGTTGTCGGCGCGCACGGGCTCAGGCTGTGGCCACTCGCGCGCGAGGTCGCGCACAAACTCCGCAAGCAGGTCGAGCATCACCTGCACATACGGACCCAGCGCAGCCCGGTACTCTGCCGCGATCCTGTCTGGTCTGGCTGCTCTAGGGAGTCGGCGGGGCGGCACTTGGGTCTGTTGCCTCTTGAGCCTTCGCGATCACGGTCGCGTTGCGCGCCTGGTACTCCGCGATCGTTACCTCGCCATCTGGACGTGGTGGCAATCCGCGCTGCGCCCTGGCTTCGTTAACCGTGACGATGGTCGCGAGGTCGGTCGGGGTGAGTTCGATGGTCGGCTTTTGCGTGGCCACCTGTACCTCCTGTGCTGGCTGCGTAGTCTGTTCGGTTGCAGTCGCAAGTGCTAGCGACTCACTTAGATCGGGAGCGCTATCGATCTCCGTCTCGGCGCTGTACTCCTCGCCACCAAACCGGGCGTTACGCAGTTCCTCGGACGTGACCAAGCCCATGTCGTAGTTGATCTGGTCCGTCTCTGCCACGATCTTGCGAGTCTCGGCGCGTTCCTTTTCGGTGGGCTGCCAGAGAGATGGGAACTTCAGCGACCAATTCTCGGGCTCGATTCCTCTGGTCGGTCCCGACTTCGACGCGAAGAGGAGCCGAAGTAGTTGCTCGTACGGTGGCCGGACGTGGTCCTCCTGGTATGCAGCGACCGCATCGTACCAGTTGCGGGCGTCGCCCTCGCCGGTCGCATTGAGCCCGCTTGCCGACTGTCCGAAGAGCTTGCTGATAGGCATCCGAGCAGCCGCAGCGAGCCGCGAGTTGAGTTGATTGAGGACATCCTGCACGCCGGACAAAACAGTTGTCTTGCGCTCGTATGACTCATCCGCGTCAACCAGGATCGTCTTGCACATCGACCGGCCCAGCTCTAGCGCTTGTGCTCGGTTGGCCACCGCTTCGGGACTGTTTGCCGCCACGATCGCAGCGAGCCCCTTGATCTTCATAATGGCCACGGAGAAATCCAGCATCGTATACCCGACGCCAGCATATGCCTGATTAAAGATCCGCAGCGCGTCCCATGCCAGGGACAGCACCGAGTCTCCCCATCCGTCGTTCTCGGTAGGGTTTCGGTCGGTGACTCGTCTTCCTCGGAAGATGACCAGCCGCGACGCATGGACCTTCTGACCCGTGCCCACTCCCGAAAATGCCTGAACCTCATAGAGCCACGGCTTGCCGTAGTCCGGCTCCATTGGGTCTTCCTGCCACTGCACGGGAACCAACTGCCGTCTCTCAAATACGGTCAAGTGGCGAATCGCTCTGATACTGGCCATCCTCAGCGGAGTCGCGGCATCCGTTGCACCATCCACCGCCCCGACGTAGATCGCAGCGCCACCATAGGCCCGCTCGTACTCCAGCGCCTTAAGCAGCGCCTGCTTGACACCGAGGTCAGACAGCGCAGTCATGATGGCATCCACCGCAGCCGCTCGGATCTCAGCGTCCTCGATTGACGCGATGGTCAAGGTGGGTTTGGCTTGCAGCGCCTCGGAAGGTAGCGCGGTCACGATCATGTCGGCCATGTCATCGCCGCGCCACAAGTCCTCACACTGCTGCTGGGTTAGGACGGTCGGGATCACCTCGGCATAGGTGCCCTTGTCGTTCGACGTGCCCAGCCCGGTAAGGACGTTGCGCCAACTGTCGAGCCTCGCAGCCCGTGGCTTTGTTACTGCGGTCCGTGGGCTTGCTGGCTTGCGTTTGGTTGGCATTGCCAAAAAGTCAAGCATGCCATGTGCCAATTTGTCAAGGTCACAGGCGAGCCCCCATCAGCGCAAGCGAGTTCGCAAGCTTCTGCCCGTCTTCGCTCACTCCGTCCCAATGGCAAACCCCGTACCGTAGCGCGTCGCAAGCATGGTCGTTTTTCTTCACCGGGTAGCCGTCCTTTTTTGGATGGCCGTCTTTGTCTACCCCTGAGTCGAAGCGATAGCCGAGAAGCTCGTCGACTAGCTCAGTCGGGTATCCGTCTTTCGCGAGCTTGCTGTCTGGCGCATGAGCAAGGCTACCCCGGTGTATCCAGATCCTTCGACCATTGCGAGCTGCGAACCGAGCTGTGACCGCTTCCAGCCCCTCGCGGATAGCCTTGTGTGCCGCCGTGGTCGAGCAGCCCCACGCTCGCTCTAGTTGCGCCCTGCCCTCCGCGTCATGGTCACACACGACCGACTCGTACCGCACCACCCGCGAATCCTTGGCCCGCTCGATTTGGAGCGCTATGCCTGCGATGTCGCTCACGAGCTGCTGCGTTCGGTATATCTGCCGGTACACATGCACGTCCTCGGTGCTCGGGTCCATGGCTTGATACTGCACCGTCGTCGTAAGCCATCCGAAGTCGACAACCTTGATGCGCCGCCAGTGGTCCGGGATCACAAACGGGTCGCATAGGTGCGCGCCTGGTTCGTACGGCCAGACCATTCCCTCTGCGCTGACCCACTTGCCAAGCAGAAGCCGGTCGCGCTGTACGCCGGTCAGCGCCTCCAGGTTGCTCAGGTAGTCGCGGTCAGCATACGGGTTGTCGTACGGGCTGATCCACACGCTGCTGATGCCATCGGCCTGCGCCTCTATGATCTTCCGGTTGATCCAGTGGTTCTCATGGTCTGGGTTGCACGACATGAGGCACTGACGCCACCCCGCAGCCTTTCCGCGTAGCCGCGTCATCAACACTTGGTAGTCGTCGAAGCTCAGCGCGTTTGCTTCCTCGATCCACAGAAAGTCAACGCCGTCGCCCTTGCCTATTGACTTGAGCGCCTCACGCTGTTTCTCGTCGCTCACGCCCGCATAACAGAGCGTGCTCCCGTTCGCGTACTCGAAACGGTGGTCGGTCTTAGCGTGGTGCGCCGCCGGACCTATCACCGTGTGGTCGAGCAGCGGGATTACCGAGTTGCGCAGCGACGAGAAGAACTTGCGCACCACCAGCCCGGTCGCGTGCGGGTAACGCAGCATGAGCGCGTGCATCTTTTCGGCGCAGAGGATGGACTTACCCGATCCCGCGCCACCATGCAGGAGCAGCGTGCGAACCTGGCTGCGCCATGGGTCTACCTGCCAGGGGACCGGGGCGAATCGGTGGGCGTATGGCACGGCTACCCTGTCATTCCTACCAGCCGCCCCTCACTATCAACCGGGGCGAACTTCACCATTGCACATTCTATTGGGCCACCGAAGAACCGAGGGTCTTTTGTCACCCTGTGGCTGCCATTAGACCACTCCCAATACGGCTCATCGTCGGGTCTATCCACAAGCTCAAACGATCCAATTTCCAGGCTCTTTGGATACCCCTCCATGCGGTACATCCACAGCCCGTCGTGCTGCTTGATCTGTTCTTCGGTTGGCCATGATACCCACATGGCTATTCTTCCAATCCGCCCGTTTTCAGCGCTCTGCGCTCTCGACACGCCGCAAGAAATGCCGCCTCACCGACCGCGCACCCGCAATACTTTTTCCCGTCATCTTCTTCGTGGTCATCCTTGGTTCCGAGGCCATTGCACCAACAGCCAACGCGGACCACTCCGCCGATGCCAGACAGGTCTAAGGTTTGGAACATGCGTTCGCTAAACCGTTTGCACTTCCGCCTCTGTCTGCTGTTCATCGCTTGCTCTCAACGTACCGCTCAAGCGCCGACGCAATCGCCAGCCTACCCGCCGCTCTCTGCTCTTTGGCCTGGTCTATGCAGAGTTGTAGGAACTCAGGTGTCCCGTATTGCTCCGCCGGGAAGAATCGCCACTCCCGCGTGATGGGCGCGATGATGGTTCCGGTCGATACCCGGTCCGCTTCGTATCGTTCTGCGCCGATTGGGCATGCGCAGTATTTCACGCCCCCGGCTTCACATCGGGCCGGATCATACATCTGCCCTATGGTTCCGGTGCCCTTGCAGCACTGCGCAGACCGCACATACCGCACCGCCTCTTTCACGTCACGGATCGTCAGCGGGAACCCGTTCGCATAGACCATCTCCCCGAGCCGCTCTTCAAGCGCTTGCGTGGTCGGGACTTCGTATTGCTTCTGCTCGTCCATCGTCATCATCCTTCTTTGGCGGTTCCGGCCATGACTCCGGCGACGCCTCGACTGTGTACGTTTTGAGCGGACCACGAGCTGCTTTCGGTGGCGCGATCTGGTGACGGGCTCGGACTACTGCGGCGATCGTCTTGCCGATGTCTACCAGCGTCCTATAGTCCTTGTCGCTCTTGGCTGCTCGAAAGGCTGCGTACAGGTCGCGGGTCACGTTGCGACAGATAGCCCCGTCGCTTTCAGCTGGTGAGACAGTCGCCCCGGTGAGTGGGTCCGTAACCGACTCCGTCACGCGCTTGACCCGTTCAGCCTGGCTTCTTACGAGCAATGGAGGCGCTACCGCTTCGCCGCCATCCCGAGCTTGCGCCGCACTCTCTTGCTCCCACGCCCGAGCCCGTGCCGTTTGTTCGACCCGGTAAATCGTCTGGTCTGATACCCCGTACTCAATGCCCAGGTCATACGCCGTCATGCCCCCAGCAAGCTTCTCTAGGATCTCGGCCCGATGCTCATCGGTGAGCTTCCTTCGACGGTCACCTGTTAGCTTCCTGCCCATGTGTGGTTAGCCACATAAGCATGTTTTGTGGTTCGTGTGGTATTTATTCGACGACACACGCAAAGATGTGTGGACAAATTCCTCATTCTTTAGTAGCCCTAAGGGCAGCACTTTAGCCACCCCGCCCTCTGTAAGCGCCGCTACGCTGGCTTACAGTACGCTACCCTGCCCGACGGCTACGCCACGGGCGCTCATTCCTCCTCATCCTCCTCATTGTGTGGCACAGCTCCCAGCGTCAAAAACGCACCTGATTTTAGGCGGCCTCGCACATAGTCGAGCACCCAAAAATCTAGGCTTGGCGACGAGATTTCAACAATTGAACCATCGCCACGAACGCGACGCTCTATCACCGTTCCGTGTGAACTTGTCGTCAGGCTATTAAAACGGGATATCATCTTCGCTCCTCTCGGGAGCATCATCGCGCTCCACTGTCGGTTTCCGGTCCTGCGCATCCACGGTGACCTTGCTGGCGACGATCTCGGTGATCCACTTCTTGCTCGCGCCCTCTCCATAGCTCCGCGTCCTCAGCTGGCCTTCGACCTGGACCACATCGCCCTTGCGGATGCCTTGCGCCTGTTCACACACATCGCCCCAGCACGCGACGTTGTGCCAGTCCACGCGCTCGACCATGCGCCCGTCTTTGCCCTTGTAGCTGCCGTCCGTTCCGATCCGTAGTGTGGTCAGCGTGCTATTTGGCAGGTGCTTGACCGAGGCGTCTGCTGCTGCTCGACCTCGGACGATCGCCTTGTTGATGTCGGTCACTTCGCCTCCTCTATCTTGCCCACCCGCCGCTCTAGCTCCGCGCTCTTTTCGCTGACCGCGTCAATCGATAGCAGGCTAAACACCAGAGCGCCATGGATGATCACCATGGTCGAGTTCCGCTCGAGTGCATCGCACACCATCAGAAACATCAGCAGAAAGGCCATCACAACCGGAGATTTCACAACACGTCCAAGCTTCCGTAGGTACTTCATCACTTCGTCTCCTTCGGGACACACGTCCCGCTCTTGCAGTAATGCCCCTGTGCGCAGTCACCCGACCGCGTGCAGTCACCTTCGGGCGCGGTGGCTAGCATGACCAGCGCCCAGACAAGCACGTTTGCCACAACCAAGCATGCGACTCTCATTGCCATCTCCTCCCCCTCTGCCCACGCTTCGACCGGGGCTTGCTCGGTGGTAGCTCTGCTACCGATTGGTAACGTGGCAGAGCCAAAAGCGTTATCGCACTTGAGCGCAGGCCATTGCTGATGACTTCAAATTGGCGCTCCTCCCGTTCTCGCGCCACGACCAAACGTCTGAACTCTTCGGCTGCCTGTGCCTCTGTGGTTGCGGACACGATCTCGTCTGGTGTCCTCGGCGCATACGACAGGAGCATGATCGCAGTGCTTGCTAGTGGATTGATAAACGCCATCTTCTCACCTCCCCCCCCATCCTCACCTACTCAGACCAACGCGCAATCGGAACTTTGGTAGCGTCAAATCTGTGCATCTTTCCACCCACGGCAGCCGGGTCTGACACCTTGACCTCGGTAAGATCGAAGACCCAAATACCCGCGCATTTGCTGGCCGGATCCGGAACCATCACTCGATACTTCCCGTTTTGCAGGCTGTTCTTGGGTGGCATCTGCTCGTCGGTTGCCAGCGCGGTCCCTGGACTTGGCATTGACCCCTTGAACATCTGGATGTTGTTCGGCACAGGCGCGGTCTGTCCGCAGTCGTCGGCATTGACGCGGTAGAACGTCGTGTTGACGCCTCCGCCCACGGTCGCGCATCCGCTCATTGCTGCCAGTACCAAGCTCATCATGATCGTTCGCATCGTTCTTTCTCCTGTAGTCCGGCCATTGTCTGTCGGTAAGTCGATTCGTCCATTACGCCCGTCCCAAGTGCCACCATGGCACCTAGCAGCGCCCGCATACGTCCTCTCTGCGCTCTCTCTGCTCTGACCTCTGCGCGGTACACCGGGTCAATCTGCCATCGTATGGCCTCCCCTACATGCACCCAGCATTGCGCAGCAGACGCCCACCATTCGCGTTCTAGTGCTGCTGCGAGCCGTGCCGCTCTCTTGTCAGCCTTCCGACCCACGTTGCTCCTTCTGCGCCTCGGTGGGCGCGTCTGTCAGTAGTTCGGAGTCGGTGTGGGTATCAGGCTTCGGCGCGCGCTCTTTGGCCAGCGCTAGGCAGGCGGCTCGGGCGCAGTCTGAGCAGTACCAGTCGGGGTTGCGCTGTGACTTCGCAACAAATCGTTCCGCTGGATAACCGACGGCACTTTTCTTTCTGCGCCCGCAGGCTTGAGCGTAATAACCCCCAGCATGAGCCCTCCATGCGTGCGGGTGCATGCTGGGTACGACCTGGATTGCCCAATGATATTTTCGGTTGGTCATCGCATTACCTCAACTGCGCCACAACCAGGGCGATGAGACCCAGGGTGATGGCGGTACGGATCAGCCAGTTGTTCTCGACCCACTCCCAAACGCGGGATGGGGCGCGGTAGTGGTTTAGGTCGAGCGTCATTTGCTCACCGGTGTGACCAGTCCCAGCGCGGATAGCGACTCGGCAAGTTTTGGCCCTGGTATTGATACGGTGTCCAATGTCCAATCAGTCGCATGCGATCCCTGCATCGATAGCTTGCACAGCTTGGCGCACCGGCTGCAATACTTCATAGGGTCGGATTGCTGGGCGGCAAGATACTCAGCAGCCGGGCAAGTGACTGTCCTCCAATGTGTTTGCGAACGATTGCAGGCAGGAGCGTTGTCTGTTACAGACCAATGGGTCGGCATCACTTCACCTCTTGAGAGGGTGGCAGCGGCAGGAAGTGGGTGGGCGTGCTTAATGGTTCGTTGTGTTCGTTGAACCACACAAGGCCCGAGCCATACTTCGCAACCCCCCAGCGCAAACCACGCATGCGGGGATACTCCTGTTCTGACCAGTACGCAATCACGGGCGTCCCATCCGTCGGTGCCTCGCTGATTGGTCGCGGTTTCGGCCACACGACATCAGCAGGCTTCGGCGCGCTCTCTTTGGCCAGCGCTAAGCGGGCGGCTTTGGCGCAGTCCCAACAATACCAATCAGGGTTGATGCTCTTTTGTTGCACAAACAGAGCAGGTGTGT